AAGTCAACGCTGTTGGTTCTAATCTCTGGCTCTTTAGCCTGTGGGCCATCAATCTTTAGTGCGATTGCTCTAGCGACCTTTAGCCACTTGTCTTTGTTTTCCATGCGGTTACTTTCCTCTGCTCTGATTCTAGCAACTACTGAATCAGCGTAGTCTTGGGTTCTTTGTGCTGCTCGCTTGCTTGGCCCTGATCCCCAAAGTAAATGAGCAACTACACCTGCTGATGGGTAGTTGTCGGAGTCAGGGTTGGCATCTGGGGCATCAAGGTCAACAAGGTGTCTAGCAATCCAAGCAGCGATGCGAATCCACTTGTCATCTGACACGCGACCCTCAGCCATCTCTCTAGCTTCTCTGATTGTCTTAGGGGTAACGCCGTCACCAGCAAGACCTTCCTCGTAATACTCAAGTCCACGCCGAGCTGCTGCTCTCATGTAAGCAGGGGCTTCTTGATTGATAGCTCGTTCCTCATCATTTGATTCCCAAGCGTTGCAGTAGTAGCCACCATCAACAAAGTCATCCCAACGCTCACACCAAGCTTTGTCGCCCTCAGCGTTTAGCCTTGACTCGTCAAAAAAGAAACAGTTGCCACAAGCCCTGCCCTCTGGGACATCATCGGCTAGAGCTGGTCTGTAATTATCTGGGAGATTAGCGCCCTCGTCATCAGGCTCGTCAATTTCCTCAACCTGCTCGACCTCAATGGCAATCATCTTTGGGGTTGGTATCTTTTCAAGCTGAAAAACATTGATAACCATCATCTTGTCGGTTGGCTCAAAGATGCCATCCTCGTAGTCAAACAATCTAACGACAGCAAACTGCTCTTGAACTGCCTCGACCTGAGCAGCTACTTTAGGGTCTAGTGGTGACCAAGATACAAAGTCCCCAACTTCTAGCGAGCCAACTGCTGCTCTTTCGCCTACAAACTCTGTGCCTTCATCAATGCTGATAGCGACAGCCTGATCAATGGCAGATTCTTTAGAGTCATGGCAACCGACTGATTCGCCATCCTCTTTCTCAACAGCCCAGTTAGGGCAGTCAGGATTTGTCTGTGTGATGTAGTAGGGCATTACGCTAACCTCGCATTTACTGTGATTGTGCCACCAAGCGCGACAGCTGTGCCGTTTACTGTGATGGTTGTAGCTGATAAAGAAACTGTTTGAGTTTCAGCGTTGTAAGCAACTGGTGAGGTGGCGGCGATTACGCCCGTTGGTCCAGTCGGTCCGGTTGGGCCTGTAGCTCCCGTTGCTCCCGTTGCGCCTTGTGGACCAGTTTCACCTTGTGGGCCAGTAGCACCAGTCGGACCAACATCGCCCTGAATACCTTGGGGTCCAGTTGCGCCAGTTTCTCCTTGTAATCCTTGAGGCCCAGTTGGTCCAGTAGCCCCAGTAGCACCCTGTGGCCCCGTTGCACCAGTTGGTCCAGTTTCGCCAGTAAGACCGGTATCGCCTTTATCGCCCTTGGGTCCAGCATCACCTTGTGGACCTGTTGCCCCAGTTGCACCTGTTGGTCCTTGGCTTCCGGTATCACCCTTGTCGCCTTTGTCGCCCTTTTCACCTTGCGGTCCAGCAGGTCCAGTAGGGCCTTGAGAACCTGTCGCGCCTGTATCCCCTTTGTCGCCCTTGACACCTTGAATACCTTGTGGGCCAGTATCACCTGTATCGCCCTTGTCACCCTTAGCGCCGGTTGCGCCAGTAGCTCCCTGAATACCTTGTATGCCTTGGTCGCCTTGATCACCCTTGTCACCTTTGACACCTTGCGTTCCTTGAATACCTTGGATGCCCTGAATACCCTGTAAGCCTCTTGGCATTACAAAGTTGATTGTTTGATCAGGGGCTGAGCCTGTGATTGTGACCTCAGCGGTGTCATCTTGCGCGGCTTCCACAGTTCCAACAGTTAGAGTGTTGGCTGGTCCTAGTTCACCTTGAATACCTTGAGGCCCTGCGTTGCCAAGTGACAGAGTTGTAAAGGTTTCGACAACATTTACATCTGTGTTTGTTTCACTTACTTGCAGGGATGTGGATGACTCCACAATCTCTAGGGTTACTTGACTCATTACCGAGTTACCTCAGCCTGAATAGCAAAGCCACCCTGAATCAGTCTTGTCACCTGACCACCAGATGAAAGCTCTAGGTCATAGACATAGTTGCCAGGTGTTGCTGAACTCATTGTGTTAGCTCCAACTGAGATAGCAATAGTGCCAGCAGTTCCACCTAGTGTAATGCCTGTGCCGTTGGTAAGGCTAAGAATCGTTGCGCTTGAGCTTGCGTTCTCTCTGACCTGCATTGCTGCGGTGTAGTTGGTTAGGTTTACGGCTGTGCCACCGATTGCCCAAGTCATGTTCAATGAGTAGGTTGCGCCTTGGTAAGCGGTGATGTTGTAAGTTGCTGGGTTTATCATTTGACTACCAATATCCTTAAGTTGCAATTACTATCGGCGATTGCGTAAAGCTCATCCATCGGTAGCAACTGAATAACACTTGTCTGTGTTGCGACAGCATGCATACCATTAGTCAAGGTTACATCTGGACCACCAATAAAGATTTCTCTGTTTTGATTGTGTTCATGATTGTGAATACAAACATGCTGAACGCCTGTGCTTGGTGGCACTACTAGCCTTCTTACATTAGCCACAAGATCGTAGCCATAAGTTTGGACAGTCATTACTCAACCTCGTAGGCTGCTGTCGGGTCCTCTGGGTTCACCTGAGCAATACCTTGAAGCTGGACAGTTGGCAATCCGGTGTGACCGATTGCTGGCAAGCCTAGAACTGACAAGACCTCAGCAGGGTCGAAACCTGAGTTGACAAGTTTCTGTGCCATGTTTACTCGCTTGTCGGTAGCTACTAGCTCGGCAGCGTCAATGTTCACATTGGCTAGTGGCACTCGAATAATCTCTCCACCCTCAACTGGTGGCAAATCCTCAAGTCTGCGGATGTCGTTGATGGTCAAGTATCCAGCTTGTAGCCCTGTGCTGTAAGCAGTAAAGCGTGAGTTGGCATCGCCTCTTAGCAATCCGTCAAGTGTGAACTTGATAAAGGCAGTAGATCCACCAGGCTCGTTAGCCATTAGAGGTGTGAAAGCTGACTCTAGTTTCTGAACGATTGGTCTGAGTGTGTGAGTCACAAAGGCAATGTTGTTTTGCTCAACGCTTGAGTAGGTGTTGGTGCCTGGTAGTCCTAGCAAGTGAGGTGGGATGTTGAACGCGCGAGCCACATCCTCGACAGCCATTCTGCGTGAGTCAATGAACTGAGCCTTGTCGTTCTCAACTGAGGTGTTTACATACTTAGCGCCACCAGATAGAACGCCTGTCTTGTGGGACTTTCTGAATCCTTTGTGTCTTGCATCAAAGCCGTCAACAAGTTGCTTGGCTTGCTCAGGTGTTAGGTTGCCAGGGAACTCGATGATGCCTTGGGTGCTGGCACCTTGACCAAAGAATCTAGCAGCGTAAGACTCAAGAGCGATAGCAAGTCCAAAGTTATCCTTTAGAGCAGTAACGCGCGAGATGCCTCGGGTTTCACCTGGTCTGACAACATCTGGAATGTGTATCATTTCGTTCTTAGTTAGTGGCTTGCCTTCACCCTCATAGATGTAAACAACCTCACCAACTTTGTTCTTGCGAATCTCAACCTTGGCTGGGTTTAGGACAGTCATGTTGATTGCGCGACCAGAACCATCTCTAAAGACTCGGACAAAGCCGTTGCCGTCAAGCAACATAGAAACAATCAGCGATCCGTAGAACGCTTCTTTGGTAGTGTCAATGTCTGGCTGTTGTACCCAAGCTGGTCTTGGTCTAAAGGCAAAGCGAGCACCATCTCTGCGAATGTATGAGTCAACTGGCAGGGTAGAGATTGTGTCAGAGATAAGGCTGACTGCTGAAAAGATTGCGTTGACTCTGAATACAGTCTCAGGGTTAACTACTGTGCCTGATTGGTTTAGGACTTCAATGTCGCCACCGGTTCCCCAGATGGTCTGAAAGCTGATAGCTCTTGACTCGAAAAGATTGTTGAGCATTGGTTATTTCCTTTCGAGAGCCAAGCCAAATAAGAGTGAAAATACACCAGCAAGGATTATGCCTAGTGGTGGAAAGATTAGACCTGCACCGATGCTAATGCCCAAAGCCCCTAGCACTTGAAGTATGGTTGCCATGACCGCCTTAGATAAAGAATTGTGGGACAAGCTGTTCATCCTCTACTCTACCAACAGTTGCCCTATCAAAGGCGATTACAGCAGCAACAGCCGCGTCAATCTTTCTAGGTGAGCCTCGATTATCTTTTACGATTCTTGGTCCGATCCTGTCGGTCTTGACTACTGCGTTGGTTAGGTGTCGCTCAAGTAGTGGGTCGCCATCGTGAATCATTGTCTGCTCAGTTACTGCTGTGTAGAACTTGGCACAAGCGCCAACCATGCGACTTGGGCTAGTTGAGGGGAACTCAATGACAGGTAAACCCATCTCAGCCATAGCATCCATTGACCTTTGCCAGCGATAAGGGTCGCAAGCTATCTCTTTTACATTGTGAGTTGAGCAGAATTGAATGATTACATCCTCGACTTCTTGGGTGTTTACACGCCAATCATCGGTATCCTCGGGCTGTTTCTCCCATGTTTTGATCATAAAAAGGTAGGGCTTTTCATCCTCTTTTGGTATGGTGCAACCCATCAAGCTAGTACAGTCACCATTGAAAGAGCCGTCAAAGCCGATAATGATGTCCTCATCTGGTCGCAACTCGCGCTGTTCGGCTAGTGGTTGCCAAGCTCCGTTGGGTAGCCAAGCGTTCATAGAGCTGACCCATTGGTTCAATCGCTTAGTTCTAAACTCTGGCTCAGGTGTTCTCTTGACAGCAGACTCAAAGTCATCGGCTGATACTAGATCGTCATAACCTGGGTTGGCAACCTTCCACATCTCAGGGTCGCGATGGTCTGCCTCTGGTGGTGCTTCCCACCAAGACATAAAGAAAGATGGGTCAACTATTTCACCTGTGGATACTCGCTTGCCGTACTGATAGAGGCTGTAAGCGATTGAGTCTTGCCCTGTCATGTCTGTCTTTTGACCGGCTGTGGTGACTGCTAGTAGCTGAGCCAGCTTGCCTCGGTTACCCATTGAGAGTGAAAGCACATCAAATAGTTCTCGGTTCTTGTGGGCGTGAATCTCATCCACAATAGCTCGGCTAACATTCAGACCTTCCTTGGAGTAAGCCTCGGCAGATAGCACCTTCATTACAGAGTTGGTTGAGGGTACAAAGATTGCATCTCGATACAAGGTGCAAAGCTCTGACAACTCACTAGCCTCGACCATGCGCTTAGCCTCACCAAAGATAATGCGAGCCTGTTCCTTTTCAGCAGCAGCAACCACAACCTCACCACCCTCGATGCCCTCAGCTATCAGGCTATAAAGGGCAAGGGTTGAGGCCAATGCGCTCTTGCCTGATTTCCTAGGTGTGCCTACAAGTGCCACTCTTGCAGTCAGTCCACCATCAGCATCTCTGGCAAAGATACGCCTGACCAGTTCCTTTTGCCAATCTCTTAGGACTAGCGCATCACCGACTCGACCAGCGATTCCATCCTTACCGATAGTTCCAAACGCCTCAGCAAATTCAATCGCATACTCACCATCACCAGCTTCTATGGCTTCATCTGATACTGGTGTCAACCAGGCTGGGGGCCAGCTACTCACGATTAGCCTTCTTTGCTAATAGTTCTTGCAATTTACTTTGAGCTTTGACCTCTTGAATACCTAGCTTTTGACGAGCCATAGGTGTGAACCCAAGGGTGTTTAGGTTTTCCTCGATCTGTTTTTCAAGCAATCTCAGACCTGCTCTCTCATGCCAAGCATCCATGTTATCCATTACATAGATTCTGAGCAGGTCGCGCTCATCTAACTTTTCACAAGTGAGCATTAGTAACTCAAGATCGGTTGTTGCAAGCCAAGTTTCTGACCGGCTAAAAGCCCTGTTCCAAAGGTTTAGACCAGACTCATCAAGCCGTCTAAAAGGTTCAGGTGTGGCCCTGATTGGCATAGGCACTAAAGACATTCCAGAGTCGGCATTTTTGGCACCAAGTTTATTCTTTAGCTCTGGGCTTTTTCCAGGATTAGGCATTTAGTTCCTTTGGTAATTTGTCTGACTTTTTTCGGTTACAGGTCCAATGGGCAGGTCTTAGATTACTGATGTCATCGCTACCACCCTTGCTGAGTGGTACCCAATGATCAACTGTTAGACCCATTGCGCTCGTTCTCTTTAGGCTTAGGTCGATAGCCTTGCCACACACAGCACAATCTGAGCCGTACATTCTGACCACCTCATCGGCAGCTAATCTGCTTGGCTTGTGTGTTTGGCTTTGGCGTTTTACAGTCTTGATTCGATACCTAGCTCGCCTTGCTTCAATGGTGCATTTTGGGTGATAGGCAGTCACTACCGACTTACCAATCTCCCACTCTCTAGGTTCTTTACACCAGCCACAAGGCGTGATTCTTATTGATCCAGCTAGCCCTTGTCTGACACGCTTTTTGGCTCGCTCGTTTCCTTCGATTCTGCTAACAATTAGCCGGCACTCTTTAGAGCAAAACCTTGAAGTGGGTCTGTTACCTAGAAAGTCTTTATGGCAATTAGCGCAGTTTACAGTCCTAAGATTTTTGGCTCTAAGGTTTCTCGACCTAGCCCTCTCTCGACACAGGTTTGAGCAATTGCGCTTAGGTCTGCCTTTACCAACATTGGCAAGTGGCTTTGCGCATACCTGGCACTCGGTCAAACCCATAAGGCTTTTAGGTTTATAGCTTGGGTAGCACTTGAAATTACAGTACTTGCGCTTGCGACCAAAGATCGCAGATTGGCAAGTTTGACATTTCATAATTTTGAGTCTATCAGTACAAGATTGGGCTAGGCAGGTTTTAGGGGGCAAGCTACCCTATACACAGAAGGTCAGGGGCTCGGGGTGTAAGGTTGCCGTTTAGCAAAGAAAAGACCCACCCCCCTATAAATACTGGCGTGGGGGTGCCTGTGTGCCTCGTACAGGGCTTATCAGCGCAATCGTAAGGTGATTTGA